CCCAGGTTGGAGCCGAGAGACTCCAACCACCCCTAACCCGCACCGTAAATCGGAACGGAAACTTCCCTGAAAGTTTCCGGATGTTCCTGACTACGGCCTTAAGCAGGGTCGCCAATGGCCACCCTGCTAGACGGGTTCTGGAGAGGTTTGCCACATCTGTGGCCTCTCTCCAAAAATTGTCTTCTCACCCACCCCGTGACCCCAAGGTCGAGGGGACTCGCTCTGAACAGCACCTACTGTGGCAATGGAGCCACAGAGACCATCTTACGACGGTCAAACGGCACTGGTCTGAGCTGCTATGCGCTTTTGAGCTGGCGTACGGAAGCTTACGATGGAATAAGCATACCCACAATGCCCTGAGACTCAAGAGGTTCATTATGTTCCTCATGGCTCTGGTGCACCGTGGGCCTCCCGCACTCAAGCTACTTGCGCATGGCTGGAGGAGCCTGGCACTAACCACGTATGGTGACATGCCGACAGCTCTGCACAACCACCTCGAATCACTCGGGATTGCTCGACTGCTCCGTAAGGGGCTAGTCAAGCTTTCCCATGGACACGAGGCGCTGTTTCAAGCGTCGACTGTCACACGTGCGATAGGCTGGGTCTCCTCCAAGTCCCTCGAAGACCGGCGGGCAAACGAAGCTGCCGCTGAAGCTCGTATCCGATGGAATACACCACCGGACGCAGACGTCACGGTAGGGATTCAGTCAGGCCTGGATATGCTCGATAAGAGACTGAAAGTGACAAAGATCACTCCAGCTCAAGAATCAGAGCGTCCATGGCCAGTACTCGGCTCCAAATCGACCCTCGAGTCGATGTGCATCGCGAAGGAACTGACGTACAAGTGGAAGCACACTTATCAACCGCAACTGGCTCTCGAAAGAAACCAGACGCTGGTCAAGTCTGCATACTCCCACCGGTACGCCGAGGCGAGATCCGAAGGGATCCCGCCCCCGTCCCTAAGCGACATCGCACTATCGCTCGAGATGGCGGGCATGCTTGAGCGCATTGCACAACCCTCCGATGATGAAACACCAATGGAGGAGTGGGATGCGCCCGAGCCCGCTCTAGTCGAACTGGAGCTCAGACAGTACGGACTGAACCGCTACACATCCCTCAAAGCAAACGCATTGCATGAAATGGGAGCCAAGACGCGTCTCGTGACCCTACACCCCGCTTGGGAGGTGTGGGCCTGCAGACGTCTTACACAGCTCCTGCTGCCCGTGTTAAAGGGCAACATATTCACGCGCGATCTGCTCAGAGGGCGTGAAGTCTGCCTCAAGCGTCAGGGAGACCAGAAGTCCCGAGTAAGCCTCTATTCGGCCGATCTTTCCGCCGCAACCGACTGGATTCCACACAATGTGGCCCAGCGCGTGATGGGGTACTTGATCGACCGCCGATTCACCGATCCTAGACAGAAGAATAGGTGGTGGAGATTGGCAGAGGTCGCACTCGGACCGAAACATGACGTTCACAGCACAGACGAAAGATCCCACACAAAGCGCGGAGTCCACATGGGACTCGGCCCTTCATGGATCGTCTTAAGTCTGCTGAACGTCATGGCCGGACTAATGGCCTCCCCTAAACAGCGGCATAGCTTTGCAGTATGCGGGGATGACATGATAGCGCTCTGGACGCATTCGGAGATCGAGACCTACGAACGCACCCTCGAAGGGTGGGGTCTTAAGATCAACAGGTCGAAATCGTTCATTGGACCGAGAGGCGTATTCTGCGAGAAACTCGTAGAACAGCACTCCCGAATCCTCGCGAGTTCGAGATCCGTTGGGCACATCGCAGAGGCCGGCGCAAGCAAGTGGAAAGCTGACAAGTCAGACAATCCTCTCGCCGTCGCCGACGCACTGCGGAAGCCGGTCTACGGCCGACGGCTGCGTCGTCTACAAGAGACAACGCGCCGCCGGATGCAGCCAACAAAGACACCGGGTCCCATTCGAGCAGGAGGTTCCGGGATCGGAACACTGAACAAAAGAGCGCTAGAACGACTCATCAGACACGGCACGATCAACCTTGTGTACTTCAAAGAAGCACCCTCGTGGGCGAAGGAGATTACTCTCAACTCCGTCCCACAAGGCGAGGTCGAACGAGGCGTGTACCAAGGAACATTTGTTCGGGCGGAGGATGCACGCATCCTCCTCTCCCGCGAGCAAAGGCTCGTGGACCTTGGATCGGACAAAAAGTCCGCCGAACGTCGTCTCAAACATCATCCCCTCAAACGCAAGCAGCTACGCAGAGTCGCCGGTCAGGGACTACCTCAGGAAGATCACTGTACTCGCACAACGATGGCCGACGCCATCCAGAAAGCTGGATGGAACAGACGCCACACGAGGCAAGCACTGTACCTTCTCGAGAAGTCCAAGGGTCGAGGGGTGGACAAGAAGACGCGCCGGATGCTACAATCAATCGCTCTATCAACACACAGCCGAGGCTGGGTGCCGATTGAGCTGATCGAATACTTCGCGAACGAAGGAGCATGCCGGCGCAACAGGATAGCGTCTCTCCTAAAAGAGGCGCAATGTGGTGCCCTGACACCACGGGCCCCAGCGAATTAACGCGGG